CATTTGATAATGCAGTTGCAACAGCTACAGCTGAGATTACAACTCAATTAGTTCAAGGTGAAATGGAAGCTAACAGAGCAAAAGCAGATCCATTAGTAAGAATTAAACAACAAGAAGTTGATTTAAGAGCTATGGACATGCAAAGAAAAGCTGAAGAAACTAAGTTTAAACAAGATCAAGAAAACCAAAGACAAGCTAATAAATTAGATTTAGAATATAATAGATTAGCTCAACAAGATGAACAATCTGATAAAAGATTAGATATTGCAGAAAGAAAATTAGAAAAATAATGAAGAATCAATATAGAAAAATGTTTTTAGGTGGTTTACTTACAAAAGGAATAAAAGCTGGATACAAAGAACTTAGAAAAAGTGGTGCAAGAAGTTCTAGAGAAATTATGAAAAAAGAAAAAGTTGATAGAAAAACTGCTAAAAATGATGTTAAGTATGGAATTAAAAATATATTATTAGGTAAACTTAAAAATACCAAAGATAAATTAAAAAGAAGATTAACGATAAGTGATATTAATAAATTAAGGTAACAATTATGCCATTAAACAAAAAGGGTAGAGAAATAATGAAATCCATGAAAAGTCAGTATGGATCTAAAAAAGGAGAACAAGTTTTTTACGCATCTAAAAATAAAGGCAAGATTAAAAATGTCGAAAAGAAGTCGAGAAAAAAGAAAAGGGCTTAGTGGTGGAAAAAGATTTGGACCACCACCTGAAAGAGGACCAAACCCTCAAGGTATTAAGGTTTCCACAAAGAAGAGATCAAAGAGAGTCTAATCAAGAAGCATACTTTGCTGGTATCATAGACGGTGAGGGATATATATCTTACGAAAAAACTAAAAAACATTATTCAATACCATCTATTTCTGTTGAAATGACAGACAAAGATGTAATAGACAAAATATATAATTTTTTTGAAGCAGGGTCAGTTGTTTTTATCAAACCAAGACAAGATCATCATTTAGATAGCTGGCGTTGGAGAGCCAGAGGTAAAGCTGCAGTTAACATTTACTTTAAAATCTATAATTATCTAAGTGCAAGAAGAAAACAAAAGATAGATCAAGTATTGAAAAACTATTGTGAAGATGCTAATGCTAGGGAGAAGTATAGAAAATTAGAAGGAGTATTGAAAAATGTGGTTACAAGCAATTAAATTAGCAGCGCAAGCTGGTTCAAAGATTTATGCCAACAGACAAAAAGCAAAAATGGCTATGTCTGAAGCACAATTGTTGCATGCCGAGAAACAAGCTCGTGGTGAGGAAGCTTACCAAGGTAAATTGTTAGAAGCTAGACAATCGGATTGGAAAGACGAGGCGGTACTCATTATCTTGTCCACGCCTGTAGCTGTTTTGGCTTGGGCAGTCGTATCAGACGACCCAACTGCGATGGATAAAGTAAAATTATTCTTTGAAATGTTTTCACAGCTTCCGAGCTGGTTCACAAATTTGTGGATTTTGGTAGTGGCATCGATTTATGGAATTAAGGGTACACAAATCTTTAGAAACGGCAAAAAATAAATATGATCGCAGGAGACAGTGCTGAATATGATCTTTTAGAAAAATGGTCTAAAGGATTCGATTGTAACGGTTACTATTCATGCGAGATTGGAGTAAGAGAAGGTCTTGGGTCTAAAATTATCATGGATAATGTAGTAAATAATTATTTACACATTGGTATAGACCCTTATGGTGATTTGGTCTACCAACATTTAGATAATCAAAAAGATTGCCAATGGGAAGGTTTAGAAAAAGGTGTTGCACCAACTTATTCTGACGATTTACGAGATCAACTTTTAGAAGATTTTAAACCTTACATAGAAAAAGGAAAATTTACATTATCAAATATAACGGATACCTTATTTATGACATATCCACCTAATCAGGATAAAAAATTTGCTTTTGTGCATTTTGATGGGCCACATATGACAAAGGACGTTATTACCGAAGCAGTATGGTTTGCTAATAGATCAGCCCCTAAAACAAGATTTGTGTTTGATGACTATCCAACTTATGATCAGAAAGTTATTAATGAAATACTAGTGTTTTTTGGGTTTTCGGTAAAAGAGATAGGTTCTAACAAAATATTATTGGAGAAGAATGGCGATTGATACAACATCAAATGATATAATAAAAAATCTTATTCATAGACGAAGAGAACGATTAAAAGATACTTTAGTACGTGATGTTGACAATGTTGAACAGCTTCACTATATTAGAGGACAAATCAAGTCACTTGATGACTTGCAACAAGACATTATAGACTTGTTAAAAAAACAGGAGCAATAAAAATGACAGAGTCCACGGAGCAACCGAAACGGACTGAGACATTGAAAAAAGCTTACAAAGAAGAAGCTGAAGTCAAAAAAGTCTTAGACGAAAAGTCAATCGACAAATCATTATTAGATAGATTACCTACGCCTACGGGATATAGAATGTTAATTCTTCCGTATTCAGGTCCTACAAAGACCAAAGGTGGTTTATATCTTAGTGAACAAACCCAAGAAACAATTCAGTTAACAACTGTTGTTGGCCTTGTCCTTAAACAAGGAAATCTTTGTTATAGAGACAAAGAAAAATTTCCTTTAGGCAAATGGTGTGCTGAGAAAGATTGGGTAATCTTCGGAAGATACGCAGGCTCTCGATTCAAAATAGACGGGGGAGAAGTGCGGATCTTAAACGATGATGAAATCATCGCTACCATATCTAATCCTGCCGATATTTTGCACCATTACTAGGGAGGTAAAATGGCAGAAGAGCAAAAGTCTCAACAAGACGTTGAGCTAGATACTGATGGCGTTAATGAGGAATCCATTAGTGTTGAACAACCACAAGAACCTGATGATGCATTTGCAAAAAAAGAAAATGTTGATTTAGGATATACTGATCCAATACAAGAAACTAAAGAAGAAGCTGAACCTGAAGAAAAAAAGGAAGAGCCTCAAACTGAAGTTGAAGTAAAGGATGAGCAAGTTGAACCTAAGAAAGATAATCTTAAAAAGAAACAATCTGATTATCAAAAGAGGATCAACGAATTAGTCTTTGAAAAAAAAGAAGCAGAGAGAAGAGAAAAAGCTGCTTTAAATTATGCTAAAGGACTAAAAAAGAAATATCAGAACGTTGAGTCAAAACTTAACGAGACTGATAATAATTACCTTAAAGAAATTCAAGCGAGAGTAACTTCTGAACAAGATAAGTTAAAAACTTCTCTTAAAGAAGCTATGGAAGCTCAGGATGCTGAAAAGGTAGCTGAGATAAACTCTCAAATGACTAAATTAGCTGTCGAAAACGAGAAGGTTAATTTAACATTACAGGAAAGAGAAGCTCAGAGAAAACAACTTGAAGAAAACAAAGACTCACCAAAAGAAGAATCTATACCTGGTGAACAACCTGTACAAGTTAGTCAGAAAGCTCAAGAATGGGCTTCTAAAAATGAGTGGTTTGGCACTGATAGAGTGTTAACTGGAGCTGCTATGGCTATTCATGAAGAACTTGTAGGGCAAGGTATTGAAACAGAAAGTGATGAGTATTATAATAACATTAACAAACGAATGAAGGAGTATTTCCCTCAAAAGTTTGCCCAGGATTCGGCTGACAAAGAGCCTGTAGTAACAAAGCAACCCGTCCAAAACGTTGCTGGGGTAAGTCGAAGACAAGGAGGACGCAAGTCTGTGAAACTCACCAAGTCACAGGTAGTTATCGCTAAGAAATTAGGGGTGCCACTAGAGGAATACGCAAAATTCGTGAAGGGAGGAAACTAATGGAAAAGATAAGAACTTCACGCGAGTCATCGACTAGATCTAAAGAAGTTAGAAAAGTTGATTGGGCTCCATCATCCAGTTTGGATGCGCCACCTGCACCGAAAGGTTTTGCACATCGTTGGATAAGAACAACAGTGCAAGGTTTCGATGATACATCAAATGTGTCTCGTAAACTCAGAGAGGGTTGGGAATTTGTTAGGGCTGATACGATCGTAAGTGAGTTAGGCAAAAACGATTATCCAACTATATCTGAAGGTAAACATCAGGGGTTAATCGGAATTGGAGGGCTGGTGTTGGCTAGAATCCCAATTGAGATACTTGAGGCACGACAAAGATATTTTGAAAAAATAACTCAAGATAGAATGCAGTCTGTTGATAGTGACTTAATGAAGGAACAACATCCGGATATGCCAATCAATATTGAGAGGCAATCCAAAGTGACCTTTGGTGGTAGTCGCGGAAAAAAATAATTTTTTTGCAATTGCTACAGGGTCTTAAAACTAAAACGTTAAATGAGAGGAAACATAAATGGCAAACGTAAGTGAAAAGTTTGGTCTAAGACCTTACAGAAAACTAGACGGTACACCACTTGTGGGTGCTCAAAACAGATACACAATTGCAAGTAACTACGCTACAGCGATTTACCAAGGAGATATGGTAAAAGTTGTTACAAGTGGAAATATCGAAAGACATTCTGCTGCTAACGATGCTGGTAACTCAACTGCAGTTGTAGGTGTTTTTAACGGTGTGTTTTATACAGATCCAACTACTCAAAAGCCAACTTACAAAAACTACTACCCAGGTAGTGTTGTTGCAAGTGATATAACAGCTTTTGTTGTAGACGATCCGGATGCAGTCTTTTTAGTAGATGCTGATGCAGTATTTACAAGAGCAGACTTGTACAAAAACTATGCTGTTACTAATACCACTGGAGTAACTCAAACTGGTATATCAAAAGTACAATTAGACGTTTCGAATTCAGGAACTACAGTATCTTTCGTATTACAAGCGATTGATATTTCACAAGATCCTGACAATTCAGACGTTGCAACATCAAACGCTAATATCTTGGTGAGAATAAACCACCACCAATATAGAAGCAGAACAGGCGTATAAGGAGATTAAATTATGGCTATATCACGTTCGCAACTAGTTAAAGAACTAGAGCCAGGTTTGAATGCTTTATTCGGCCTGGAATACAAAAGGTATGAAAATCAGCATGCTGAAATTTATACTACAGAAACATCTGACAGAGCTTTTGAAGAAGAAGTAATGTTAGCGGGATTTGCTTCTGCACCAACTAAACAAGAAGGTGCTGGAGTTGTGTTTGATCAAGCTCAAGAAACATTCACGGCTAGATACAATCACGAAACAATCGCGTTAGCGTTCTCAATCACTGAGGAAGCAATCGAAGATAACCTATACGATAGACTTGCTGCTAGATACACAAGAGCATTAGCAAGATCTATGGCAAACACGAAGCAAGTAAAAGCAGCTAACGTATTGAACAATGCGCAAAACGCATCTTTCACAGGTGGTGACGGTGTAACGCTTATCAATAACGCTCACCCATTAGCTACAGGTGGAACGTTTTCGAATGTTCTAACAGTTGCTGCAGACTTAAACGAAACGTCATTGGAACAGTCTTTGATAGACATTCAAGCGTTTGTTGATGAAAGAGGTCTAAAAATTGCAGCTCAAGGTGTAAAAATGATAATTCCAAAAGAATTACAATTTACAGCTGAGAGACTTATGAAGTCTCCACAAAGAGTTGGAACAGCAGACAACGACATCAACGCTGTTGCTTCTATGGGAATGGTACCTCAAGGTTACAGAGTTAATAACTTCTTAACTGATACAGATGCCTTTTTCCTATTGACTGATGTACCTAACGGCATGAAAATGTTTGTTAGATCACCAATCAAAACAGCAATGGAAGGTGACTTCGATACAGGTAATGTTAGATTTAAAGCTAGAGAAAGATATTCTTTTGGATTCTCAGATCCAAGAGCAATATTTGGAAATGGTAAATTAGTCTAATACTTACAATAGTATTACGAATTGAAAGGGGCGGTGTTCACATCGCCCCTTTTTTTATGTATAATGAAAAGACCTAGATTAAATAATCTGCAGACTGGCTAGGCAGACGCTATAGAGACTGCAGGTGTAAAACTATAGGAGAAATAAATTATGGCAAATACAACTTTTTCGGGACCAGTCCGATCGGAAAATGGTTTCGAAACAATCGTAAAAAACGCAACGACAGGTGCAGTTACAAAAATTGCAGATGTTAATGGCGTAACAGGCGGAAACTCAGTTACAGCTGATGCAGCAAAAGAAGCAGGTGCTTTATTCTTAAGCAGTATCGCAACAACAGGTTTAGTTATGAAAACTTACCAAGCGACTGTTACTGTAGCAAACGGTGCTACAACAGGTGATGAAGCAGCAATTGGTTTTCCAGCAAACTTTATCCCAATGTTTTGTGTGATTAGAAATAATTCAATCACAACATCAGGTGGAGTTATTGCTGATGTTGGAACTGCAGCTTCACCTCAAGCATACGTTGATGGCGCATCTTTAGCGTCAAGCGCAGTGACATCACAAATCTTTGCTTGTAACGGAGTTAACGGCATAGGTTCTGGTGGTTCAGGAACAACTGCAGGAATTCCATTAACACCTGATGAAATCAGAGTGACAATGGCAGACCCAGGTCTATCTGCAGCTTCTGTAACAGTAACATTCATTGGATTTACTTTTACTGAAACATTAGACTTAGTATAATAATTAAACTGGAGCTCCTTCGGGAGCTCCTAATTAGGAGAAAATATGTCAAGTACGAGTATACAGGCGAAAATGTTTAAAGCTGTTTCAGCAAACACATCAGCGATTGCTGCTGTGCAGTCTCCATCAGGAGCAGGAAATATGACCTTAACTGGGTCTGCTGTTAACGATGGCTCAAACATGTCAACGAC